TCAACAAATAAACCGTCCGATTTCCTCAATCTGTTTCTCCGTTTTGACCTTCATCGTGTCGAGAGAAGCATTATCTTCTTTCAGCATCTCAATTTGACTATTGTTATTGGTAATCTGATTGGTTATATCCGCATGAACTGATTTTAACTTCTCAATGGCTGAAACAAATACCTTATTCGCTTCTTCGATTCTCGTTTGAAATGATTTCGTAAACATATTTTTTTATTTTTGAATGATGATGTATTCTGAGTATTTAATCTCCACGTGCGGATTGTCACTGGTAATGGTCTGATGAATCGCAACTACCTTTTTCCAAAACAGCCAACGGCGTTTATACTCTATCCATACCGCTTGTCTTAATGTGACAGGAAGATGAATTTTACCTATCAGGCTATCCTTTTCGATAATACCGGATAACTGGAGATAGGGTGTAATCATCGACACCGATTTGACTATCACAGGAACAGTGTCTCGAATGACAATAGAATCTCTCACGGATGCTTTTATATCGGCATTGACCTCTAATTGATGCTTGGCAGCCGCTTTTAGGTTTTTGATTTTGACCCCCATCTGCTTGATTTTAACTAAATCCTCAGCCCTGTATCGCTCCATCTCATCAACCGTAAGTCGAAGCGTTTTTACGTCCGTTGCCATCGTCGTGGAATCAATCCGCCACTCCTTCATCTCAGAAAGTAAAGCGTTGCTGTTCATCTGGTATCGATCTCTCTCTTTTTTGATAGAGACGATATGCCGTTGTTGTACCCATACTGCCATTCCCAGCCCTATAAAGGCTAACACACCTAATAACTTAATCTTGTTCATAGGCTGATTCTTGGGGGATAAACCATAAAAACTCTTCTTTATAGGTATCGGGGAATAATACCATATATCCTTTGGATTTACGTTCCGGTTCTGTTAAAGCCTCCAAAACAATACCGGCCTCACCAAGTAGCCCGTCTAATTTCAGCTCCGTCAGTTCCTGTGAAGGAATGACTGTTATTTGACTTCCTGTGGTAATCATATCTTTTGTTCATTATTCGTTATATAATAGGTTGAATTCTTCTTTTCTCCGCTTTTCAAGTTGACTTGAGACCTTGCCATTAATGAGTCGGAATGTGATATAGTCGTGATAAACGTCTCGATATCCCGCTTTGAGTTTTTGAGCCAAACGGCTTTTCAGGACTCTGCTCTCACCCATGTTGTAAGCCAATGTTGCCAGTAGCAGTGAATCTCTGCCAAATGCCCGAAATGTTTTACATCGGCGAAACAAGTCGGCACGAAGCAACGAATCGGCACTTTGTGCGTTCATATTAGCAAAGTGTTCTCCTGGTAATAGTTTATGCCCATAGCCGACATACGGGTGATGCTTTGAGGAGTGCAAGCCCTCGTATCGCTTGATGCACTCTACCGCAACATCAAAGGGCGATCCAGCCTGAGCGGAGAGAACCGATAAAGACGATACGAAGGCAAGCAACACTCTTCTCATCGCTGTTTGAGCAGTTCTTTTATATCTGCTCGCATCTCACGCAAGTCGGTCTGGATAGATACGAATTGCGTCATAGTGGCTTCGAATACCGCTTTATCCAGTTTGATAGCGTCGATTCGGTCGTACTGGTCAGCAATTTTGAGTTCGAGAGCCTTGCACTTGGTGGTCAGTTCCTGAATGTGAGCGGTGTTGTTTACATGCTGCACATACATCGTTACCGTGAACGAAATGACGACAATGAGCGAGCGGATGTTGTTAGAAACAAAGTCTTTGAATGATGTCATAATGATTATTGTATTAAAATTGAAAAAGCGTCTTTAACTGCCCTGATAAGCGCATCTGCCGCAGCCGAATCTTTGAATACTCCATAAATCACAAGGATTATGATTATTAAAACATATACTATCCTTTCGGCTGTTTTTTGACTAATCTTCGGTTTCACGAGGCGGTGTATTTTGAGGTACAATGACATTGAAAATAATATTGCTGTTTTCATTACCACCCTTACCCGTTTGGCTCTGGACGTTCTTAATGGGATAAATCTCCATCAAAGCTTTAGCGGCATTAACCGATACGGCACGAAGCGGTGCCGGAGAAAGCGGGACACCAAATTTGTCCACATACTCACCTTTAGCCGTTTCTGACATTACAGCCTTTAGCGTCTCAGAGACTTGCAGTTTCACGGCTGCCGCTTCAATATCTATATCCCTTTGGGCTATCAGTTCCTTGATGTAAGCGGTAATATGCTCTTTGGCAAACAGGCGGCGAGCAGCAAGGGCAATGTTTTTCTTATCCTCTCCAAACACCTCCCTGTAACACGCCTCAGCTTGTCCGGCAAACTCTTTATCACCATCGACAAACAATTCGCAGAATTCAATCTCCGCATTGGTTAATTTTATATCTTTCTCGTCCATACTTACTTTCTAAAAAAAGCCCGGAAGGAAATCCAGGCCTTAGTTTCCTTTGTATATTAAGGAATAGTGGTTTCATCTGATGGTGGTTTAACCAAATATGATTTTTCTTCGATTAATTGCTCCATCAACAGTTCATAAAAGACCTGAGCCAACGCATCGGCAGAGGCCTCGGCATCTGATAGAGAGTTAATGGTACGCATATTAAAAGCTATATTCAGGTCATAACCTGATATTACAGCCATCATCTCGGTACCATCATAGTTCACCGCTCCATAAGTCATCCGGTCTGATTGCTTGAACGAAACTACCTCTTCGTTCTTTTCGGCCTCATTCATACTCTAAATCTTAAAATGGGTTCTTGTTTTTTCCTTTTTTGCAATAGTAACGTCGCCACCTTCTTGCCGGAGCCGGGCCGAGCAAACAGCCGCCACGTTCAACGTAGCCGTCACGTCGGCACCCGCGTCGTGCGCATCATCGAGTTCAATGCCTAATCGTTCCGCTAATAGTTCGAGTTTGTATGAGGTTACATCCGGCAGATGAGCAAAAGCGAATCGTCCCAAATCAATGGTATCGACGTAGTGAGGCTGAAAGTTTCCGTAAAAATCAGTTGTTCCGGCGAACACTTTCTCAAACTCTTTTACCAATCCGGCGTAATTCATCATCTGTTGCAAGAACCCAATATCAAATGTGATGTTCTGACCGATGAGTATGGGTTTAGATTGATGTCCCTTACTCAGGGTATTATGTTTGGCAAACTCTATCACGCTGGTTGCCACTTCTTTTATATCCACTCCCATCAGGTTGAGAGTTTCCATTGTAATGCCTGAATAGGTTAGAGCAGCGGGTTCGTATTTCATCGGCTCTCCTTGTTCTTCCTCAAAAAGGGTTTGACGGGTTTTAAGTACCTTGCGTTTGGGTACGCCTCCGACTTCTTGTTTACGGTAGGGAGTGATGTACTTCTCATAGCGGTCAATCACCTCCCATGTATCCATTCGAACCGCCTGCATAGCCAACTGCGTACAAGCCGAATCAACACAGGTCAATCCTCCGGTCTCGAAATCCAGCACGATGGCCGTGTAAATTTTTGCTTCTACTTTAGGTGCTGCCATTGCTGAATCTTTATATAGGTTTCACGAATCTTGTGCTCAAACTCTTCAAGTGTACCGTTGTTCTCTATGACGTAATCGTAATAATCCAGCGGCAGTGGTGTTCTATCATCGTCTCGCTTGATTCTATCCGGTGCAATGCCCCGCTGAATCAAAGCGTCTGTTGTTGATTCCACCCGAATAGAAATAATATTGAACTTGTGGCTCTTTGTCTCTTTCAGATACTTCAAGCCTCGTTCATCTACCACATAAGCGCAGTGCTTTTGTGGTGGTACCTGGTCTTCCAGTGCAAAATACTCATACTCGGCAAATCGGGTATAGGACAACATCTGCGAATAGCTGAAACGGTGTGTGTTACTGATGTAATAGTGATCAATGCCCTCAATCTCTCCCTCTCGTGCCGGGCGTGTAGTGTATGACACGATCAGAAATACGTTCAATTCATTTTGCAGAAGCTTCGAAAGATAGGTCTTGCCTGAACCGGAAGCTCCCACAATGGCAATGATGGTGGGTTTCATTTACATTTGTTCCATGATGGATGATTTATGAGTGTTCAAACTGTTCGCTCCCGTGTAATCACTATACTTAATGATGGCGGTAACGATAATCACTTTATCTTTGAGTGTGGTAATTGGAGCCTTGAACTCGTTGAGAAAGTCGCTCCAACAAACCAACTCCATCAGGTCATTATTCTGTTGTAGTGTCAGCTTGGCAAACTTCTTTTTCTCGCCGCTAGTCTTGTCTTTGTAAGATTTCTCCTCGACTTCGATCACGGTGGCACACACAACGATACGTTTGCCCTCGTTATCCAAATCCATTGCGCTGCGAAGCTCCATCCAAGAGGCTTTACCCTTGACTTTCGGCTTAGTCTTCGAGGCATCGAAAATTCTACGGTAATCAATAGAGCCGATACCGGAAACAGCTATCTGTTGCATTGACCAGTAGTAATGTTTGTCCAGTAAATCGGTCGGAAAATCTTTCTCCGGCAACTCAAAGCCCAACTCGTTGGCAGCACGTTGCACAATCCCGTATCGGTCAGTGATGGTTTCAAGCCGTTCGATATTGTCAAAGCACCCTGCAAGAATCATATTCTTAACATGCCGGGCATTGACAGGTACACGGGTTACTTCGTCCGCATTGTCCGGATCATCCCAGTAACTGTATTTTTTCAGTTTGTAGCGGAATATCCGGTGAATAAAGTTTTCAATGGAAATAAAAACACCGCCTCGGTTCCTTTCAGCTATAATATACTCCACTGCTTTTGCTCCGAGCATCTTAATGCGGGTCAGCGACCAAAATATCTCGTCGGTCTGATAGTTGGTAAAAAACTTCACGTCGGACACATTTATATCCGGGGGTACAATCTTCGCCTTGGAACATTGCTCCATTTCCGACATCAAAGCGGGAATCTCTTTATCGTCCGCCCATTGAAGGGCAACGGTGTAGAATGCGGTCGGATAGTTGGCTTTAAGGTAGGCTCCGACATAGGCAGTAATGGCGTATGCAGTGGCGTGGCTGGAGTTAAAAAGGTAGCTGCCAGACAGTTGTATAATATCCCAAATCTTCACGGCATCTTCTTTAGGACAACCTCGCTCTTTCGCACCTGACATAAACTGCTCTCTCATAGCGTGAATCTTATCCATTCGCTTCTTAGAGATTAGCTTTACCAGATTAACACCGTCACCTAACGAAAAGCCACCTACTTCACGGGCTATTTGGGCAACCTGCTCCTGCATAACAATCAAGCCGTATGTATTTTTCAACGCCTCGTATGTGCCCCATAGATAAACCGGCGCTACCTCGCCACGCTTGTAAACCAAATATTTCTCCGTGGAGCCAGCCTCGATAGGAGCCGGACGATAAAGAGCCGCTGCCGCAATCAGGTCACCTATACAGTCGGGACGCATATCCATCAAGAACTTGGTCATACCACGGCCTGAGAACTGAAAGACGTTTTGGCTAAATCCATTTGAAAGTATCTTATAAGCCTTCGGATCATTTAGGTCACCCTTAACAATCTCCTCAAACGTAACTCCCGCATTATACACACGGTTACACTCGTTGATGGTGGATTGGATTTTAGATAATTCCTTGATGCCCAGACAGTCGTTTTTGAGCAATCCCACCTCGTCCAGCGAATAGCCGTCAAACTCCGAGACAAGCATATCATCAACCTTCTTGATGGGCGTGTAATCAAAACACTCCATCTTTTCACCATCTTTGGTTTCCGGAGTGATAAGTATGGCCGAAGCGTGTACCGAAGCCGAGCGTGGTTGCCCCATCAAAGGGCGAATGTCCTCAATGACCTGTGGGTAATCCTGAATAAACTTGTTTACCTTCTTATTGACTGCGGCCAACTGAAATAGCTCCGTCCAACCCATCTTATCATCCTCAAAAATGGCTGTGATGTAGTTTACGATGCTCAACGGCACTTTATGCACCCTCGAAACATCTTTGAGCACCGCTTTGAGTTTTAGTGTGGCGAGCGTTCCGGCTGAGAATACACGTTGGTTACCATTGACATTATATCGTCTCTCCAGATACTCCTTGACTTCTTGTCTTTTATCACTTTGGAAATCACAATCGACATCACCGCAGCTACCACCACCCCCTTGTCGATAACCGTCCAAAACAACTGTATCAAGAACGACTATCGGACTATTAGATATTTTTTGTTTGACACATACTATTTGCATTGCCTGTATATTTTAAAATTAACTATACTGGATATAGTTTGCTTGCATACATCGAATGCTATGGCCAAATCTCTTTGCGCTACTCCCAAATTATTCAGTTTGCGAATCCTTTTGACATCAATGTTGGATAATTTGGCATTAGAACTAAATTGACCATAATCTTTTTTGAGCTTTTCGTCAATTGCATGTTGGTAATTCTCTTTTCGAGTGCACATTTCCAAGTTACATACGCAGTTATTATAAACATTACCATCGATATGATTAATCTCGCACTCAGAATCCCAGTTTGACAAAAAACTCATTGCGACCAATCTATGCACCATGTATTTTGTGGCGACATTACGCATACTTAAATTTACCGCTAAGTATGGAGATGTTTTCCCACTACCAACTCTTAAAATCTTTGAGGGGAAGGATGTCTTTTTACCATTCTTGTCAATAAACGACCTAACGGTACTTCTAACTCTTCCAATGCTGCTCACTTCATAAAATCCTTCAAATCCGGGAATCTTACGCCAGTTCTCTTGAATAATGGAATCTTCCATTATTTTAGTTGCTTTCAGAAACATTGCTTTTCTGTGCATTCCTGTAATGATGTTTTTTACATTTTTTCTAATTTCCTTCGTCTTAGAATTGAAATTCTGCATTAGCACTTCATATATTCCATTTTCTGTCAGCATCCATGCCTCCTGTTCACCATCAATGGTATAAACAATGTTTAGTATCTTTTCGTCATCGTCGATTGACCGTAACATCACTGAGGAATTGTCGTGTTCTATCCACTCAGCCACATCCTTAGCCAGAAATAGCGGATTCTCAAAATCACCATACACATTAACCTCCTGGTTCAGAATTTGCTGCGTTGAGAGCAGCACTGCATTTTTTGTAGCCATACTAATTGAATTGTCTTGAATTTCTACATAATCTGTTATTCAATCTTCAGGCTTATTTCAGCAATCAATATCTCTTTTGCCACATTGAAGTAGTGGCTATCTTTTTCTATTCCGATAAACTTCCGATTGGTATTCAAAGTAGCAATACCCGTTGAGCCGGAACCAAAGCAGTTGTCAAGAACAGTCATACCTTCATGGGTATAGGTTTTGATGAGATACTCCAAGAGGCTAACCGGCTTCTGTGTCCGATGTACACACTTGCTGGGGTGAGGCTTCTGAAACGATATGATACTGGCAGGGTGTTTGAGCCTGCTCAATTCTGCGTCAACCGGCTTATAAACTCCGTAATTCTGATTGGTCGGTGCATCTGTTTTGTGTTTTGTTCCCTTATCGTGATTTGGCTTTCCAACACTCTTTTGAGGATTGTAGACAGGGGCTTTCTTGTAGAATACGGCAATACTCTCGTGTCTTCTCAGCGGCATACGGCTGGCGTTCAGAAATCCCGTTGAGAGCTGTTTGTCCCACACAAGATCATACTTAAACATCTTGCGATTACTATTCACCAGATCCACGTAAAACTGTCCTTGTGCAAAGAGGACTATCACTCCGTTGTCCGAGATGATGGCATTGTAGCTCTCCCAGAGTTTATCGAAAGACAGAGGTTTGTCGTCTTTGTGATTAGTGACACCGTAGGGCAAGTCGCAAAGAATCATATCGACCTTTATCCCTTGCCGGGCAAGCTGTGGCATTATCTCCAAACAATCACCGTGATATAGCGTTATATTGTCTCTCATTGTCGAAATAGTTTACGTTCCACAAATAATCTCTGTGATCGAAAACCAAATCGTCACCATCATTCAATTGATCTGCATATACTACTATCTCTGTTTCGTCTCGCACAACAAGTAACTGAGCATCCTTATCCAGTCGCAGCACCTTACCATTTCCAAGCGTCAACTCGACATGCGAGGTTGATTCTATCTCACCTGCAAGAACCGTCGCTTGTGCCGGATAGAGCCCGGCTCGTTCCGGAAGCAGGAAACGCTCAAAAAGCAGGTTGTACTTTATCGGGTCAATGAGCGTAATCCCCATCAGGTACAATGCCAGACAACCTCCAGCCGAACCACGACCGCACCCGACCAAGATGCCATTCGTTCGAGCCCAATTCACGGTATCAAACTGCACAAGGCAATAATCAACATTATCCGTACTCTCCAAAATGTAAATCTCGTGCTCCAACCGTTTGCGATACACTTCTTCCTCTCCTTTGGGAACCAACCGTTCAAAACCTTCTTCCAGCAAGGC